GGACAGCGAGATCCTCAGAAGAGTCAGAAGAATGAACGCAGCCGGAAACGTAAAGGTCGGATTCGAAATCGACGCTCCGGCAGCAACTGCACACACAGAGGGTGGAAATGCTGTTGCAGAGGAGGCACTCGTTCTCGGTATCGTAAACCTCGCTCCTGTTACATTCAAGAAGTGGGTCAGCGTATCCGACGAGGCTCTTGATTCAATGAGCGGAGAGGCTTATCTGTCCTACATCTACGATGAGGTTGCAAGAGGAATCATCAAGGCAGAGGAGAACGCAGTTGTTGCAGCTATCCTCGCAGCTCCTCAGACAGCTACAAAGACCGCTCCAGCCGTAGCAAAGACAGGAACCGCTGCGGGCAACATCGCAGATTTCGTAAATGCAAGAGCACTCCTGTCAAGCGCAGCAGAGAATCTTGTTATCATCGCAAGCCCGGCACAGTACGCACAGTATAGAGCACTTCAGATGGCTGCACAGTACGGTGTTGATCCGTTCGACGGCCTTGAGGTTCTGTTCTCTGACGCTGCAACAGCTCCAATCATCGGAGATCTGTCCGGCGTAATGATGAATCTGCCAAAGGGCGACGCTATCGAGTTCAAGTATGACGATACAAGCCTCATGACATCCGATATGGTAAGAATCCTCGGACGTCAGCCGGCAGCTATCGGTGTAGTTGGCAATAAGTTCTTTGCAAAGGTTGCAGAGTAATGAAAATCGAACTGCTCCATGACACGGCGGTTCGCTTTGCAAAAGGTACAGTTCTCGAGGTTTCCGATGCAGAGGCCTCGAGGCTGATTGCCTTTAATAACGCCGTTAGAGTAGAAGAGAAAAAGACCGAAGCAAAGACGGCAAAGAAAAAGAAATAGTTGTGAGGTAGTGCGATATGTTGGAGAAAGTAAAGACAGCTCTCAGGATCACAACAACCGCATATGACGACGAACTGACGGATCTGATCGCATCCGCTCAGCTTGATCTCGGCGTTGCGGGTGTGGTGCTCCCGGAGACAATCGACGCACTCGTTACACGGGCGATCATTACGTACTGCAAAGTGCATTTTGGTTTGCCTGACGATGCAGAGAGGCTCAAGAGGTCATACGACGAACAAAAGGCCCAGCTCGTAACGTGTACGGGTTATACAGATTGGGGTGAGGCGTAATGTACGACAGCGTTGCGACATTAAAGGCGTACGGTGAGCCGACATACGACGGGTACGGCAACGAGTTCGTTCCTGAGATCACGACAACGGTATTTGTTCAGCCTCGAGGCGTATTCAACGCAGAGTTTTATAACGCAGCTCAGGCGGGACTTCATCCGTCTGTTACGTTCGAGATAGCGAATAAAGCGGACTATGCGGGCCAGCTCGTCATTAATTGGGAGGGCGACGATTATAACGTCATCCGTACCGATTGGGACGCTCAGAGGGACGCAATTCGTCTTATATGCGAGAAGAGGATTAACAATGGCTAAAACTAAATCCGTCGCAATCCAAATGGAGCAGATCCTCGACGAGTTCGACGACAAGGTCAACAAGGTGTTGAACGAGGCAGCAGACAAAACGGCAGATGAGGCAGCGGATAAACTCCGCAACACATCTCCGAGAAAGTCGGGCGAGTATGCTGAGGGCTGGACGGTGAAAAAAGAGGGCGACGGCGACGTAGTGGTTCATAATACGCACTACCAGCTGACGCACTTGCTCGAGAATGGCCACGTTATTAGAAATAAAAAAGGCACATACGGCAGAACGTCCGGCAAGAAACACATTAAGCCTGTCGAGACGTGGGCGAACAAAGAGTTTCAGAACAAGATCGAGAGAGGGCTAAATAAATGAGCATTTACGAAGTTTTGCAATCGACAAATCTCCCGTGTGCCTATTCGCATTTTAAGACGAAACAATCTCCGCCGTACATCGTTTACATCGGGAGCGGACAGGACACTTTCGAAGCGGATAATACGCACTATTACCGAGAGAATACTTATCAGATCGAGTATTATTACACAACTAAAAACGAACAGAACGAAGCCCGCATAGAGGACGCACTCCTCGGAGCGGGCTATTTGTATGAGAAATCTGAGGACGTCTACATCGAGGATCAGGGCGTTTTCGTGATTTATTACCAAGTATGAAAGGGGCTAAATAATGGCTAACAAAGTAGAATTTGGTATTTCGGAGCTGCACATTGGAACATACACCGTAGCAGCAGACGGAACCGCTACACTCGGCACCCCATACCATCAGGCGGGAGCGGTAAGTTTCAGCCCTGAGGAAAATTCAGAGCAGAATACTTTCTATGCCGACAATATTGCTTATTGGAGCGGTTACTCCGGCGGATCTATCGAGGGAGATCTCGAGGTCGCAATGTTCGACGACGAGTTTAAAACTCAGTTCCTCGGTTACAGGGCACTCACAAACGGAGGACTCGCAAACGTCAAGAATGCTACAAAGCCGAATGTATTTATTGCATTTCAGGTCGAGGGCGATGCAGAGTCTCGCCGTGTGATCCTGTATAACTGTTCCCTCGGAGCAATCACAAGAGAATACGCAACAATCGAGGACAGCAAGGAACCAGCAACGGAGACTCTCGCTGTTACTTGCACAGGCGATAATAAGACAGGCGTAACTATGGCTGTTTACAAGCCAGCTGACGACGGTTACGACACTCTGTTTACCGCACCTACTGCACCAGCGATTGCACCGTAACGCTAAACGACGGGGCGAATCTGAATCGGTTCGTCCCGTTTTTTTGTTATATCGACAGGAGGAGAAAAAATGGAAAGCACAATCAAAATCGGAGACAAGGACGTCCGAGTTAATAACCGGGCGGGCTGGACGATCACATATCGTGATCAGTTCGGGCACGATATAGTGCCGACGATAATGCCGTTATTCGCTGGTGCTCTTGATGTTGCGTCAGGGCTTATCAGAGAGACGGGCAAAACGGAAAACGTCGAGATCTCGGACATTCTCGCAATCGCAGACGGGGACACGCTGATCAATGCGTTTATTCATCTGAGCGGGTTCGAGTTTGTCGAGGTTCTTAATATTACGTGGGCGATGGCGAAAGAGGCGGACGATTCAATCGCAGATCCTAAGACATGGATCCGTGAGTTTGAGACGTTCCCGGTCGACGAAATCGTCCCGGAGGTAATCAAACTCGCATTTAAGGGAATGGTTTCCTCAAAAAACTTGGAGAGGCTGAGGGAAATAACGGAAAGCCTAAAGAAAAAGCCTCAGCCAAAGAAGAAAAAGACGAACAAGTCACACTCGACGACATAATCCTCGCTGGGATGGAGCGGGGACTCACATTGCACGATATCCGCAATATGCAGATTGGGCAAGTCGTTGATTTCTGTATCGCTTACAACGAGCGACAGAAAGAGGGCGAAAAGCAAGCAAAGAAAGCGGAGAAACGGGCACAAAAGCGTCGAGCAACTCAGAACGATATTAATGCTTATTTCGGATAGGTGACAACATGGCCGGAAACATTAAAGGCATAACAATAGAATTTAAGGGCGAAACGACGTCCCTCGAGCAAGCAATTCGAAAGGTCAACAACTCGACAAAAGAGATTGACAAAAACCTAAAGGACGTCAATAAGGCGTTAAAGTTCAATCCGACGAGTGTTGATCTATGGCGTCAGAAGCAAGATCTGTTACGGGCGAAAATCACAGAGACAAAGAACAATCTCGACGGCCTCAAAGCTGCTCAGGCTCAAATGGATGCGTCAGGCGTCGACAAAAACTCTGCGGAGTATCAGAGACTTCAAAGGGAAATAATAACGACCGAGAGCAAACTCAAAACGTTTAAGGGCCAGCTCAACGCTATCGGAAACGTCAAGTTGAAAGCTGCATCAGAGCAATTCAAACAATGGGGTTCTGCTCTTGAGAATGCGGGCCGACAGATGCAAGGGATCTCAATGGCAGCGGGTGCGCTCGTTGCGTCTCTTGGAGCGATTTCGTACAAGGCGGGGCAGAATGCGGACGATTTAAACACGCTCTCAAAGGTTTACAGTATCAACACGACGGATTTACAGAAGTACGCCGTTGCAGCTGATCTCGTAGACGTAAGCGTCGACGCTTACGTCTACGAGAT